GTTTCCAATGTGGGGCTGGTGGACTTTTTACCCTCCCTCCCCCCTGTAGCGACCAGCTGCACCAGCTGGACGTCCCTAGCGTAGTACCAACCGTGGCCATTGCATCGCTGTACGTCGTACAGCATCGGATGCAGGTCAGCGCGCATGCCTACCACCTGCCCCCACCAATGGCGCTGCTGTGCCCTGTCCTTGTTGCGATGATGCTGGGGCACCCTGACGATGTCGCCGACCTGGGCCACAGGGGGCAGCATGTCCAGCTGCGTCTGTTCCTTCTTCTTCCGCTTGGTCGTCATGGTGTGAATACCTGGTGATCTTCGGCGCCGACTCGCACGGCCTTGTTCTGGTCATCGCTTGGCGTTCCATGGGTGGCGCGGATCAGTCGGCCATCCATCCAGGTCTGCGCCCTTGGGCTTGTTGCCCTTGTCTGCCATGGTCTTGATGCGATGGCATGCGGTACACAGCAGCCATCTGTTGGCGTCGTCCTCTGTGCCCCCATTGTCCAGGGCGACGCGATGATCGACCTGCGTTCCTGGGATCACGAAGCCCTGGGGAAGACAGTTCTGGCACAGGCCCTGATCCCTGCGCGCGATCCGCCTGATGATCGTCTGCAGGGCCCTGCCTGTGATCCGCTCCTGCTTCATCGGTCATCCGTCGAAGGTCGCCTGCGCGCGCTTCCAGGTCTGCCGCCTGTTGAACTCGGCCAGGACGTCGGCCTTGAACTGGTCGGCCGCATCGTCGCCCCTGTCGTCCCGGATCGCCTGCTCCTGCTCCTCGCGCTGCGTCCGCGGCAGGTTCGACGCCCAGCGGATCAAGCAGCCCGGGCAGCTGCGGTCGATGCGCCCGACGACCGGATTGGCGCGCGCTGCGTCGCACAGGGGGCAGGTCATCTGTGCGCGGACGCAAGGTCCAGATACGTCAGAATCTCGGCCGCCTGGGCTGGCGTCACCAGCTGGCCCAGCGTCTCCAGGATGCCCCGCTGCAGCGCCTTCGCATCGGCGTCCGGGTCATCGGGCGTCGGCGCAGGCGGCGAGGCGTCCAGGCGGACCGGGACCAGCGAATTGATGTCCAGCAGCGGCTGCACATCGCCCTCGACGACATCGCAGGCCCGGGTCGCCCGGTACGCCCTGCTCAGTCCATCATCGCCCCGGACGACGATCGTGTCGCCCGGCAGTAGCGCGCGCGTCGTCGTCATTGCGGCCTCACGATTTCCAGCGCCAGCCCTTCCTCAAGGACCATGCACTTGTTGGCCGGGAAGTAGTGCGACAGCGCGACGGTCAGCCGGTCGCGCTGGTCGTTGTTGAGGAATCGCTTGGTCAGCTGCAGGATGACGACGTCGCCCGGCTGGACGCGCGCGACGGCGAGCATGATGTCGTCGCCCTCGATTTTCAGTTGCATGGTGGTCGGCTCTCAGGTTGGTGGCGTCGTCAGGTCGACGATCGGGTTGTCCGCCCGCGGCGCGGGCATTGGGATCAGGGACTGGGCGGCCATCGACTCGACGACGATTTCCGCCCGCGGGTTGCGCTTGTCGATGTCGTGGTACACGTGCTTCTCGCGGACCTGCCGGTCGTTGCCGTACACGCCGGCCTGGACCAGCTTGCGGTCGGCGCCCTTGCCCTTCGACCAGCGGTCCGCCAGGACGTCCAGGACGATCGACTCGTCCAGGTCCGGCTGCTCCGTCATGTAGTACAGCCGCAGCCAGACGCGCACCGGTCCCTGCAGCTGGATGCGCGCGCGGCTGGGAATCTGCCGCAGCGCGTCCTGCTCGTACTTGATCGCGGCGTCGGACTTGCGGACCAGGATGCGCTTGGCGCCGACCGGCCCGACGATCGCCAGTTCGCGGCTGTTCGCCTTGCTGCATGGCTGGCCCAGCAGGACCAGCGACACGCTGGTCACAGCAGTCGCGGCGACAGCGCCGACCGGATGCTTTCGAGGATCCTTTCGGCGTCCTGCAGGCTCGTCGTGTGCGCCCGGGCCGCCGCCTCGGTCATCCGACCGGATGCGACCCACAGCGGGTAGACGCGGGACCGAAGGCCAAGCTCGCGCCTGACCTCGTCAACGGCGCGCTGGACGTCGTGCGGCTGGACGTCGATCTGGATGTTCATGGTGGTGGTCGTTCCTGGGTGTCGGCCGGCCTGACGCATGACGCGCAGACCCAAACCTTGCAGCCCTGCCGGCGGACCTGTCGGCGCCCGCCGGTGGACTTGTCGCCGCTGCAGTCGAAGCAGCGGAAAAGAGAACTGATGCCGCCGCTGGGCCAGGAGTGGCGCGGCGGCTGGGGTTGGTTTCGGTCATCCATGCGGCCCGATTGTCAGCGCGCCAGGACGTCCAGCAGCCGCTGGTGCTTGATGCCCCGCGCCTCGATCTGCCGGACCCGCTCGCGCGTCAGGCCCAGCCGGTCGCCGATCTGCTGCAGCGTCTCGCCATCCCGACGCCATGCCAGGACGCGCAGCGCGCGCGCATTGGCAGCGCGCGTCCGATCGCTGGGCGTCGCCCTGGACCCGGTCATCCTGCCCGCCTGTAGCGCGGATCAGGATCGTCGCTGTCGCGCATGCCGGGCGGCAGATGGGCCGGGTCTATGCCCTGGAACAGCCCGCCCGTGGTCTGCTCGGCCGGCATGCCCTCGCGCAGCGCGGTACGCCACGCCACCATCTGCGTCGGGTGCAGCTTGGCGCCCGCGCGCTCCCTGTCGCGCAGGTCCAGCGCCCACTGCTTGGGCCGGCGATCAGCTGCGATCTGGCGCCACCGCTGCAGCGCAGCGACCAGCCGGGCCGGATCGCGTCGACGCGGCGGGCCCTCCAGGGACAGGTCATCCGGCGGACGCGGCGCGGCGAAGCCGATCGACCGGAACTGCGTGGCGCTGGGCGGCCAGTCCTCCGGCATGTTCTCCAGCGCGTAGTCGATCGCGTTCTTCGACATGCCGGACAGGACGCGGCCCCAGTCGGCCTTCACCAGCCGCGGGTCGACGCCCGCCCACTTGTTCAGCCAGCGGTCCCCGTAGCGGGCGAGCAGCCGGGTATGGATGCGGTCAACGACCGTAGCGTCGAGCATGGCCGGCCTCCAGGTCGATGACGTTGTCCGCCTGCGGCGCCGCGCTGCCCATCCAGGCCGACGCCTGGGCAGCCCGATCGCGGCTGAACGCGGTGCCGTTCGGCACGATCCGCGCCTGCTGCTGGTGGACCGGATAGACGTCCGTCCAGCTGTTGAAGGTCGACTGATCCAGGACCCGATTGGCGTCCTCGCCGGCCCCGTGCAGGGCGTACAGCTTGCGCAGCAGCAGCAGCTGCGCGCGCTCGGTCATCGGTTTCTTGATCGTCAGCCGCATGGTGACGAATCCGTCCCATGCCTCCCGCTCTATCCATGCTGGAAGGGGTATCGGTGGTGCTTTCATGCCTGTCGTTTCTCCGCCAAGAGGTTCGGGTTTCAGCTTCCCGCGGGGTTCCGGTCGCAGTCCAGCCTTAGCTGGACCTTCAACAGCGCTCCCCGCATGGGACCATCTGCAGCCGGCAGCCATTCGGGGCGCTGGCGCTACCTTCGCCACCAGCATGTGCGGTTTCTCAGCCCCTGACGCAACAGTACCGCTCAGCATCCGGGCCGCTGTCGCTTGCAGGAACCAGCACCGGATGGTCAACCGAAACGCGAAGGGCTGGACCCTGTCTCGTCCCGAGGCGTGGCGGCGCTTCGTGCCATTGAAGGCAGGGACGGGCCAGGGTCCAGCCCTCGCTCCGTTCCGAAGGGACCGCCATCCCGTCGACGCCTCGATCCTACGGTCCACCGGGCGGCTCCTGCAAGTGCTGTTTCGCATTTGTAGCGGCGCGCGCCGCAAAGTCCGCGCTCATGTGCGGGACGGTCAGACGACGATCCGCAGCAGCCAGCTGCTGCATGATGCGCAGCGAGGGGTTGTTGCGGAATCCCGTGATCAGCTGGTCGAGGTAGCGGGGCGCGATTCCAGCCTTGTCGGCCAGCGCCCGGCGCTTGTCTACGGACAGCCGCTTTGCGAGTTGGGTAAGGTTCATGCAGCCAGTGTAGCGGCCCGCTGCGGACAGCGTCAAATATCTTCGAAGAATCTTGCGAAAGCCCCTTGTCGGTTTGTAGCGGGCCGCTACTATTCATCCTGTCAACCCGACGAACCAACCCCGAAAGGAACCAGACCATGAACGCAGCATCCACGACCGCCGCCAAGTCCGCATCCGCCATCCGCGCCGCCAAGTGGCGCGAAGACCAGAAGGCCAAGAAGGCCGCCGAGGCAGCCGCCAACGCAGCAGCCGGCGCCCGCCTGGACGCCGAGGAAGCCGCCCGCAAGGCAGCGACCCCGAAGCCGTCGCTGCGCAAGTCGACGACCTTCACCAAGGGCAGCGGCGCCTACAAGTGCGGCAGCTGCAGCCGGACGACCCGCGATGATGGCTTCGGCGACAGCGTCAACGCCCGCCTCTGCACCGGCTGCTACGAACTGGCCGGCCTGGAGAACCAGCTGCAGGACGATCCGGAGTCCATCACGGTCCAGGACCTCGCCAACGCCCGCCTGACCATGCTGGACATCGACGCCAAGGGCGGGACCGTCGGGACCTGGGCGACGCTGGAGGCCGACCTTGTCGCCGAACTGTCGAAGCGCGGCGTCGCAACGACCCAGGACGGCGCCGGCGTCCTGTCCGCCAACGACTTCGTGACGCCCGCCGAGCAGGCGCCGGCAGCGGTCGTCGCGGCCCCGGTCAATGCCGAGCCGCTGACCGAACTGCAGCAGGCGCTGGCGACCCTGCGCGCCGGCGACAACGGGATCGTCTGGCCGACGGTCGAGCAGCAGCTGGAGGCGGTCGCCGCCCAGGCGAAGCCGGCCCGCAAGCCGCGCGCTGCAGCCGCGCCCCAGGGCGACCGCCCGATGCGCGACTTCCGCGTCACGGCCAAGGTCGTCGACGGCGGCGAGGAAATGGTCTACAGCGTCAGCGCGGTCGACTACAACGGCGCAGGCGCAGCGGCCCGCGCGGCCCATGTCGCCGGCCGCGGCCCGAAGGTCCGCTGGATCAGCGTGAAGGCGGCCAAGTGAGCCGACGCGCCGGACTGATGGCCGGCGCTGCGGCGCTGGCCCTGCTGATGTACTGCACCAGCCAGGAGGCGCCCGCGCCCTTCGTGCTGGTGCAGCCGCATGTCCCGCCCTGGTGGGCCCGACCGTCTACAGCCGCGGACCGCCCAGCCAGCGGCGGCCTGCGGGTGTCGGACTTCCCCGGCGCCGCGTCATCACCGCAAGGACTGAAACCATGAAGATCTCCACTCGCAGCGGCAGCATCGCCGTTCTCGCGGCCGCGGTCGCGTCCCTGGTCATCCAGGGCACCACCAGCGCGCAGGTCGTCGCCCAGCCGCCAGCTGGGCATCCGCCCGGCGCCGCCTGGGTCCAGGGCCGCGCAGGGGGCGGGCCGGTCCAGACCGGCGCGACCTTCACGCAGTACGCCTACCCGACGCTCTCGCAGCTGCCCTACAAGGCGAACCCGGGCGCGGCGGCGACGGCCATCGGCGCCGGCCTGGGCGCGGCGTTCACCGCAGCTGGGCAGCCGGCAGCTGGGGCGATTGCCATCGGCGCGGCCGCCCTCGTCTCGCAGAACCAGCAGGCGACGGCGGACAAGGGACCGCGGCCGGACATGGCGCCGGTCATCACCGAGCGGGCCAGCGTCGGCGGCGCCCAGGTCGCGCGCATCGTCGGCAGCCCGCCGCCGGTCGTCCAGGGCTTCGGCGGCGGCGGGATCATGCCGGCGTCCGGCTGCCACCCGTTCTGCAACAAGCCGAAATGAGCGCGGACTGGGCCGTCGTCGTCGTCCTGACGGTCAGCCTCGGCGGCCCAGGTCCTGCCCGCGTCCGCCTGGGCGGCGCGTGGCAGGCCGTCAGCGCGCCGACCGAGCGGGCGTGGCTGCTGGGCCCGCCAGGGTCGGCAGCGGCCCCGCTGGGCGCCCTGTCGACCGCGCCGACCATGCGGGCCCAGCCCGCGCATCCACCACTACAGCCAGGAGGCCGCAAATGATCCGCAGACTGATCCGCTGGGCCGCGATCCGAACAGGTCGCGGCCTTCCCCTTTTCCAGATGGCCCAGCCGACGCACCTGGAGGTCGCCGACTGGTGGCGCCGCCGCGGGGCGACGATCGGGCCGGGCACGACGATCAACCGGGCGGCCTGCCTGATGGACGCCCAGCTGGTCAGCATCGGGGCCAACTGCAGCGTCAGCGACGCGATCTTCGTCACGCACAGCGGCGGCGACCGCATCTTGCGGCATCGGTATCCCGGGCAGCCGTTCGACAGCACGGCGGCGATCGTCGTCGGCGACAACTGCATCATCGGCAGCGGCGCGCGCATCCGGTACGGGGTCCGCATCGGCAGCGACTGCGTCGTCGCCATGGGCGCAGTCGTCGTCCGCGATCTGGCCGACGGCATGATCCAGTACAGCGACGGCCGGCTGGGCAGGACGATCGACTACGTGCAGCGCCTGTCGCTGCGATCGCAGAAAAGAATCTTGGTTTAAATGTAGCTGTTGGCTGCAAAGGGGCTTGCGCCTTTGTAGCTGGCCGCTAAAGTTCCTCCTGTCGGCACCGTCGCCGACGACACCAACCGAAAGTAGACCATGAAACAAATGTTCACCCTCACCCAGCTGGCAGCCCGGATCGAGCATGACGCCCGCAATAAAGCGGACTACGTCGTGGGCGCGTCGGACCTGCGCCTGGGCGATGATGCCCAGCTGATCCTCCCGACGCTGTCGGCCCCGCTGCCGGTCACGGACCTGGGTCATCGCCAGCTGTCCGAGTACGTCGGCATCCCCGCCCAGTATTACGACCGCGTCCGGGCATCCGACCCGATGCTGCTGGCCGGCAACGTCAACCACTGGCTGGGCCAGAAGGGCGGCGAGCGGCGCATGCTGCGGACCCTCAACGGCTTTGCCCGGTCCCTGCTGTCCGACTCGTACAAGCGCATCGACAACGACGCGGTCGCCAACGTCGTCCTGGAGGAACTGTCGAAGATCCCCGGTCTGCGCGTCGTCAGCTGCGCGGTCACCGAGTCGCGCCTGTACATCAAGGCCGTCAGCGACGCCCTCTGCCGCATGGTCCCGGGCAGCAAGCGGGGCGTCGGCGACATGGTCGAGGCGGGCGTCATCATCCGCAACAGCGAGACGGGCCAGGGCAGCGTGTCGATCGAGCCGTTCGCGCATTTCCTGATCTGCACGAACGGGATGGTCCGCAGCGACGGCCGCCTCCGCGCCGCCCATGTCGGCCGGAAGATCGACCAGTCGATTGAAGGTCTGCTGTCCGACGCGACGCGCCGGCTGGAGGACGAGGTCGTCCTGCGGAAGGTCCGCGACGTCATCAAGCATGCCTTCGCCGAGCAGCCCTTCGAAGCCTTCCTCGCCAAGCTGACCGACACCACGAAGCAGCCGATCGCCGGCGACGTCCCGGCAGCGGTCGAGGCGCTGGGCCCGACGCTGGGTCTGGCGCAGGGCGAGCGGTCGCTGGTCCTGCGTCATCTGATCGAGGGCGGCGACCTGTCGCGCTACGGTCTGGCGAATGCGGTCACGCGGACGGCCGAGGACCTGCTGTCGTACGACCGGGCGACGGAGCTCGAAACGCTTGGGTACAAGCTGATCGAACTGCCGGCGCGCGACTGGGGCGCGATCAGCAACGCGAAGGCGCTGCCGGTAGCCGCCTGATGACCTGGGGCCCGCTGATCCGGCGGGCCCCGCCACCTTTCCCACACCACTGAAAGACCATCGACCATGAAGCAACCGAACCGTCTGAACCTGGGCCAGCGCACGAAGGTCGTCAACCTCGTCGCGTCCGAGTATCCGACCAGCGACAAGAACGACACCGACTTCGCAAAGTACGCGGCCGACAAGCTGGGCTTCCCAGTCTTCAACTACACGATCCGGGCCGCGCGCGAGGCATGCGATCCGCCGGTCGCGCAGTATCTGACCAAGGCCCCGATCAAGGCCGAGGCGCTACTGCCGATGCAGGCGCGCTTCGACGCGCACGCGACGCGGATCGACCAGCTGCAGGACCTGATCGCCGGGCTGGAAGGCCGGCTGGCGTCCATCGAGGCGCGCATCCAGGCGCGGCAGCTGGAGCTTGTCCTGGGAAAGTCGCCAGCCGGTGCGGCGGCCAGCGGCTGACCGGCCCGCGAACGATCACAGTCGACATCATCCTGCGTCGCTGATGTAGCGGGCGGTTGCATCCCCTGCAGCCGTCCGCTACAGTCCCCCTTCCTGTTGACGCTCCATCCCCCCAAGGAGAGAACCAGTATGAACACCCCTGACCGGCGCGCGAGCGCCGCCCGACGCGTCGCCGACGACGTCGCCGCCACCCTGAACGATGCGGACAAGCGGCGCGGCATGCGGCGCTTCTTCGACAAGCCCAGCGCGCAGCGCGACCAGCTGCTGGACGCCTACGAAAAGGCGCTGTCGCTGCACCGCTGGACCGAAACCGACAAGACGACCCTGCTGGAGCGGGCGTACCTGTCCAACTGGCGGGGCCGCCTGGACATCGACGCCGCGCTGTGGAACGCCGCGGCGCCCGCAGACCATCAGGTCAAGGCGGCCGACCATGGATGACCTGTACAGCGACCGGACGCGCCCGCCAGGGCCGCCGCCGATGCGCGCCGAGGACTGGGCCGTCTACATCGCCTGCGCGGTCGCCACGGCGGCGATGCTGCTGCTGATCCTGGTCGAGAAGGGCCACGTGTCGCCCGACCAGCTGCGGACCGTCATCATCGCCTCCCTGGGCTTCGTCGCCGGCGTCGTGACCGCCGTCCTGATCCGCGCCCTGTCCAGGGGGCGCCCATGAGCGGGCCGGGTCATCCGATCCTGACCCTGGTGCCGTACCGTCCCGGCCTCTCGGCGCTCAACTGCATCGTCGAGGGCATGCCCAACGACGTCTATCACGCCGGCCCAGGCGTGTCGAAGTCCGGCCTGGACCTTGTCGCCCTGTCGCCGGCGCACTACGCGGCGCGGCGGGCCCGGCAGAAGGCGCGGCCGGGCCAGCTGGAGGGGTCGATGCTGCACACCGCGCTGCTTGAGCCCAACGAGTTCGACGCGCGCTACATCGTCGGGCCGTCGGTCAACCGGAACACGAAGGGCTGGCACGCCTTCGTCGAGTCGCTCAAGCCGGGCCAGACCGCGATCCAGGACGACCAGCGCGAGGTCGCCATGCTGCAGGCCGCATCGCTGGCGGCGATCCCGGACGTCGCCCGGCTGCTGCGCGGCAGCGTGCGCGAGGGGTCCGTCTACTGGACTGATCCCGAGACGAATCAGCTGTGCCGCTGCCGGCCCGATGCGCTGACCGCGATCGGCGACGGGGTCGTCCTGCTGGACGCCAAGACCTTCTCGCGCGCCAAGGCCAGCGCCTTCACGCGGCAGGTCGAGCAGAAGCGGTACCAAGTGCAGGACGCCTTCTACAGCGACGGGGTCCAGACCGCGCTGGGCGTCGACGTCCTCGCCTTCCTGTTCGCCGTCGTCGAGACTGAGCCGCCGTACGCGGCCGCGGTCTTCGCGCTGGACGAGCCCAGCCGGCAGCAGGGCCGCGCGCTGTACCGGGCCGCGCTGGACCGCTACGCGGACTGCATGGTCGCCGACAGCTGGCCGGGCTACAGCGAGGACGTCCAGATGATCGGACTGCGGGACTGGGCCCTGCAGCAGACCGACGACCTTGGATGATGGCCCTGCACGATGCCGGCATGCTGACCAGCGACGAGGCCGTCGCTGCGATGCGGGCCCAGGCCGGCCTTCCACCACTTTCCCCACCACCCCGAAAGGATCCTTTGATGAACGACCAAGATGACGACCAGCCCGACTTCGGCGACGCGCCGGCGGGCAACCCCTTCGCCGTCGGCATGCCGGCCCGCCAGGGCGCCGCGCAGACCGGCGGCAGCCGCGCGCTGGCGGCGCGCGAGAACACCGAAGTGATGGCGATGGTGATGAGCGCCAAGCGTTTCCCGCGCGATCTGGTCCGCGCCGGCGACCGGATCATCAACGCGTTCTCGCGCGTCGGTCTGGCCGAGTCCAGCCAGTACCAGTTCGCCCGCGGCGGCAGCAACATCAGCGGGCCGTCCATCCGGGCGGCCGAGGCGCTGGCGCAGCAGTGGGGCAATATGTCCAGCGGCTGGCGCGAGCTTTCCCGGCAGATGGGCCCCGACAACGTCGGTGTCAGCGAGGTCGAGGCGTACTGCATCGACTACGAGAACAACAGCCGCGAGGCGATCAGCTTCGTGGTCCGGCACTGGCGCGACACGCGGTCCGGCGGGTATGCGTTGAAGGAGGAACGCGACATTTACGAGCTTTGCGCCAATCAGGCGCAGCGCCGGAAGCGCGCCTGCATCCTCGCCCAGCTGCCGGGCGACGTCGTCGACAACGCGATGAATCAGGCCGCCTTGACCCTCAAGGCCAGCGCCGACACCAGCCCGGAGGCAATGGCCCGCATGGTCGGCGCCTTCGCCAGCTTCGGCGTCACCAAGGAGGCGATCGAGAAGCGCATCCAGCGCCGCCTCACCGCGATCGAGCCGGCGCAGGTCGTCACGTTGAAGCGGATTTATGCGTCGCTGCGCGATGGCGTCGCGGTCGCCGCTGAGTGGTTCGATCAGGTCGCCAGCGATGACGATCCGGAGGAAGGCAAGAAGGGCACCAAGACGTCCGTCGAGCAGATGGCCGCGCGCAAGGCCGCCAGCCGGCGCAAGCCGCCCGCGGCCGGCGCTGACGACCCGGACCCGCTGCCCAAGGCGACCGAGGCGCCGCCGGCTGATCCAGCCATCGACGCCCAGGTTCAGGCCGAGGAAAAGAAGGCGGCCGCGGCGACGTATGCGCAGCTTGCCGACAACGTGCAGAAGGCGGCCAACGCAGACGCGGCCGCGCTGATCCTGGACGCCGCGCGCGACCAGCTGCCGGCCGACCAGCTGGCGGACCTGTCCGCGGTCTGGAAGCGCCACTGGGAGGGCAAGTGATGCCGGACTTTCGGTTCGATCTGGACCTGACGATCAACGCCCCGACGCTGGCGATTGCCTGCCGCGGGATCGCCGAGGCGGTCCGGGGCATGCCGGGCCCGCTGCCGCGGCATGTGACCGGGTCCTTTCACATCGCAGGTCCGGAGGTCAGCGTGTCGACCGACACGCTGCTGCGGACCAGCGTCCGCCCCCCGCCCCAGGGCGACGCCGGCGACGGCGCCGGTCCGCCGGCCAAGCCGAAGGGGGGCGGTCGTGGCAAATAGCATTTACGAGGCGCAGCAGGCGATTGCCGCGATCCTGTCGGACATCGAGGTCGGGACCGGCGCCCTGGTGCGCGAGGTCGCGTTGACGTCGGTCGACGTCACGCAGATGAACGACCCGGGCCCGCGCTGGATCAGGTCGGTGCGAATCGAACTGTGGCCGATCCCGGGCAGCAGCTGGGAGGTCGGATGAGCGCCGCCGGCGACGACGATCCCAGGGACCTGTCGCTGGCCGACGAGTGGGCCGGCTTCGTCGCCCACACGTTCCCCGACCTGCAGCAGTCGAATCCGACGGCGCGCGCCCTGCGCCTCTGCTTCTACGCCGGCGCCTTCTCGCAGCTGATCCGGCCGGACAAGCAGTTCGTGTCGCCGTCGGAGCGCGCGCGGGTCATCGAAATCGAGGCGCTGATCCGGCCCGGCCGGCCGTCGCTGCTGGAGCAGTACGAGGCGGAAGGCGTCATCTTCACCCCCAAAGGCCCGGTCACGGGCTACACCAAGAAAGGCAACTGATGTTCCAGCTTCCGACCCCCACCGCGGTCAAGATCGCGCATGTCAACATCCGCCAGGAGAAGCACGGCCCGGACGACGTTCTGGCCGCCGATGTCAGCATGCACGCGACGCTGCCGTCCGACTCGTTGATGATGTTCCATCCGTCGCTGCGCGATGCGCTGTACGTCCGCCCGGACGATCGCCAGGGCGTCATCGGCGACCTTGCCCAGCCCTGGACCCAGCTGCTGGCGCCGGTCCTGGACCCGGTCAAGCTGCGCCACAAGGCCGAGGGTCGCAACGTCCGCATCGAGTACGGAGAGTTCGAACCGCGCGATGCCATCGACCTGACGACCTGCGCGGTGAACAGCTTTGTCGCGGAGCCGATGCAGGGCGGCAGCGTCCACTACAAGTGGCGCGTCCAGGTCAACGTCCAGCCGGATCAGGTCGGCGAGTTGGCCGGGCTGCTGGGCCAGACGGTCCAGGTCGTCATCGCGCCAACCGCCCTGCCGGCAGAGAACGAGGCGCAGAAGCAGGCGGCCGACCAGACGACCAACATCCTGTCGATCATCGGCGGCCGCAAGGCCAAGGCCGACGATCAGACCCAGTCGCTGGACCTGGGCGACGGCGGCGATCCGCCGGCAGGCGACGGCAGCGCCAACGACGACGACGACGGGCAGAACGACCCGCCGAAGGCCGCATGACCTGCGCGATCACAGGGATCGCGCTGCTGCGCTACCACGACGGTGAAACGCAGTGGGCGGCCGCCGATCTGCATCAGTTCGGCGACGCCTTCTGCGTCGTCCCGAACGTGCTGCTGCTGCCCGGCGGGCGCGATCCGGTCATCCACTGGCGGCCCGGTAGCAGCCCGGTCTACACGCGGACGATCGAGGTCGTCGGCAATGCGCTTGAGCGGCGCGGCGTCATCGTCGGCATGCGCGACGATTTCGTGCTGAACTCCGAAGCCGAGACGTACCTGGAGCGCAACCGATGATCCCGCGCCGGCGCCGATCCGATCCGCGGCCGATCGACTGGGTGCTGGCGTCCTTCTGGATCGCCTACGCCTGCCTGTTCGGCTGGTCGGTCTGGATGGCTGTCCGATGACCGTCGCGCTGAACATCGCGCTGCTGGCCGTCGGGTCCGCGCTGCTGGGTCTGCGCCTGGGGTGGGAGGTCGGCGTCGGCGCCTTCCTGATCGCCCTGGTGCTGGCGCCCGACTGAAACGACGCGGGCCCGCCGCGACGACCAAGACGCGACGGGCCCGACTGTCGAGGGACGCCCCGGGGGGCGACCCACCACCGACACCAAGGAAGCAGGCGCTAGTTTAGCCGGCCCGGACGGTCCAGAAGTCGTCAGACAGGGACCGGCTGGCGAGGTAGGCGTAGGGCATCTGGAAGAAGCCCTGCTGGCCCCAGTCGTCGCCCCACGAATTCTGCACAAGGAAGCGCTGGGACTGGTCGTCGTATCCGACCGCCAGGACCGCGTGCCCGCCCAGCGGCGCGTTGCTGCCGTTCGGAAGGGGCAGGATGCCGGACCGCGCGACGGCGCTGCTGAACAGGTCGGGGTAGACCGTGAAGCCGAAGACGAACGGGAAGCCGTCGGCGAGGCACTGGCGCATGTCGGTCAGCGTCGAGAGGCGCATGTAGGTCCCGACAAGGTTCTTGGCCGCGTCCCGGTACGCCGCGACGCTGGGCTTCCAGCGGTACCGCTTGATGATGTAGGGCCAGCGTTTCTCATGCGGCGCGCCGTCGCTGGCGACGACCTTGATCCCGTCCCGGATGTAGGCGCCCGAGTCCTCGCTGATCGTCCCCTCCAGCTTGCGCTCCTGGTAGTAAATGAACAGCGGCGACAGGTCGTGCGCGGCGAACTTGTCGCCGTCGTCGTGGTGCAGATGGGCCAGGGCCGACGCGATGGCGAAGCCCGTGCAGGCGCCGAGGCTGCCCTGGTCGCGGACGGGCCCGCACTTGGGCCGAAGATCGACCACGGCGGGCAGCTGCGGGGCCAACAGGCCCAGCATCTGCGGCGGCCGGTAGATGCGGTCCCGGACGTCCGGCAGGTCCGGCTTCCAGCCCAGGCCGCGGTTGATCGCCTTGTCGTTCATGCTTCCTCTTTCAGCTGATGCGATGGTCCTGCCATCCGAACTCGAATGCCTCCTGCGAGGCGTCGCGCTCCGCAAGCTCGATGTAGCGCGCCGACTGCAGCCCGTTCAGCATCCGCAGCAGGACCTGCTCGCCCAGGCCGCCGCGGTGCTGCAGGTACGCGCGCAGGGCCAGCAGCGTCAGGCGGCCGACGCTGCGATCGACGATCAGGTCCGGCCACAGCCGCGCCTGCTGGTTCAGCACGTTGAGGCATCGCTGCAGGAAGCAGGCCGCGGTGCCGGTCCCCATGTTGACGCCGGTGTCCAGTAGTTCCTCGGCGACCGGCGGCGACAGGGCAGCGACCTGATCGAAGCGCGGCTGGAACCAGTAGCGGTCAGAGTAGATCGCGGCAGCTGCGCGGCGCGACAGCTGGTCCATCGGGCCCGTGTAGCCCCAGGCGCGCGCGACGTATTCGGTGATCCCCCAGCAGGTCGGGCCGCCCTTGTCCGCCGGGTGGTCGACGTAGCCGCCCTCGCGCGTGATCAGCGCGTCGATGACGGACGCGACGTCGCGCGGCGCGACTGTCATTCCCGGCCGCCCGGGTCTGGACCGTTGCGCGCCGGGACCATCGGCGGCAGCGGCTGGTCAGCGGCCTGGACCGCAGCGCGCTCGGCGGCCCGCGCCTTGACGGACTTGAGCGCCGTGTCCAGGACGACCCGCGTGACCGCCTTCTGCGGCCATGCGTTGGCGATGACCCAGGCCGCCAGGGTGATCCATGGCCCGTAGGTCACAAGCAGCGGGTAGTCGGCCTCATACGCGGTCCGGGTCGCCCGGGGCAGCTGAATCCACCAGCCGGCAGCGGTCATCGCGCCGGCGGCGATTGCGCTGCTGATCCGGAGGACCATCACATGAAGGTTGGCAAGGATCTTCTCGACCAGGGTCACGGCTTTTTCTCGGTTGGCAGAACGACAAAGGGCCAGTCCTGCACGACGTCGATCGGCAGGATCAGCGTCGACGGGTTGCGGAGGCACGTGTAGCGCGACTCGCTGACCAGCCGGGCGTGTCCAGGCGCCAGGGTCAGCGGCAGCGTGAACGTCAGGTTCGTCCGGTCCGGCGTCAGTTCCTCGCGCTTGCGCAGGCCCGCCCAGGTCAGCGTCGACTCGACCCCGAAGGCCCGCTGGGTAAGGCTGCTGTCGATGATGTATCGCTGGGTGCGTACGCTGCAGTTCCGATCGACGTCGCGGTCCACGATGTACTCGAAACGGATTTCCTCGCCCGCGCGCGCCTGGGGTATCTGCCCGAGCATTTCATGCGTGCGCACCGGCGGGTCGCGGTCGATGATGCAGAAGGCGACGAACAGCGCCGGCCATCCGATCGTGAACAGCGCGACGGCGCGCTGGTGGCGCGTCGTGAACGCCTGCAGGCTGGACCACAGGTCGCGTCGGAGTTGGCGCACCATCATTTGCCGCCTGGAAAGGGCCAGTGGTTCGACAGGAAGGAAACGAGCCATCCGAGAGCCGTCGTTGCGAAGGACACCAGTAGCGCCAGGAGGGGCCAGTTGCGCTTCCGCTCAGACTCGCGTCGCTGCCGGTAGCGCCAGTCCGCAATGATGTCACGAAGGGACGCCAGTTCGTCAGCGGTCAGCGGCGTCGGACGGAAGCGCAGCTGCTGCAGCGCCTTCGACACAAGGTCCTCGGCCTCGGCCGCTGTCTGGCCTTCGTCTTTCGGTTGCGTTGCCATTCATTCGATGCGTGTCGGGATGCCCAGCTGCGGCGGATTGTCACCGATAGACCAGCGTGACCCGCATCGTCGACTTCCAGATATGTATCGACGGGTTGCCGCTGCCGCGCTGCGTGTAGAGCTCGACGTTGTAGGGAACGCCGCCGGTCAGCGTGACCGTGTCGGCAACGGTGAACTGCTGCTTGTTCAGTCCGGCGTTCAGGTCCGCGCCCAGGTAGACCGGCGTCCCGCCGCCCGCCGGCGTGACGCGCCACCCCCCGTAGTTTGCCGCGTCCGGGTAGATATTGTCCGCGACGAAGGTGCCCGTGAATTCTGCGGTGCAGTCGGCCGCCGGCGTGATGGCGATCGTGCGCACCGTTGCCGTCGCATAGGCGGCGCCGGCGCCGTCGAAGCTGTCGCTGTAGACCCGCGTCGCCGCATTGGCCGCGATCTGGCCGGTCGTGACCGCGACCCCGCCGATCGACAGCCAGTCGTTGGCGGACATCGGGCCGAAGCGAATATTGCGCATCGCCGCGCCCGGGCTGTAGAGGCTGCTGTCCATGAAGAAGCGCAGGCCGCCGGCGGCCGCCACCGGCGCGATCAGGTCGACCCCGTTGCGCTGGAAGTGGACGCGGCTGCCGTCGTACACGACCGCCAGGACGTCGTTGGCCGCGGCCGCCCCGACGTTGGCGTTGATCGGCGCGCCGGACTGGTAAATCTGCAGCGTCCCGCCCGCGTTGTAGATCGCGTGGTCGATGCTGCTGAAGTTCTGGTCCGCCTCCGGGTCCAGGTTCAGCCCGATGAAGAAGACATCGCCGGCGCTGACGATCTGGCAGGTCACATAGCCCGCGTTCCTGAACGAGTCGCGGCTGTAGACGTCGCTGTCCCAGGCGTTGACGCCGCTGATCTTGCTCGCGTAGTTCCCGGCGACGACCGCCGACCCGCGCGCGACCAGCGCGACGTCGGTCGTCGCGTCCAGGCTGCCGGTGTAGCTGTAGTCGGCCAGGGTCCGCGGCGTCGCGCCGCTGCCGGTCACGATCAGGTTGCCGGCCAGCAGCATGAAGGCGACATCGACCCAGCTGTTCGACGGGACGCCGCCCTGGTACGCCTCGAATCCATTGCCCTCGCCGCAGGCGCCGATCCCGATCAGCGCATAGGCGCTGTGCGACGCGAAGGCCGGCGATCCGAAGACCGCGCGCGACGCGCCGTGCCGGTACATCGCCGCCGGGACGCCGCCCGCAAGCCGCCCCTGCCGCGGCTCATCGTGCGACCAGACGACGACGAGGCTGTCGCTGCCGGTCGCGTTCAGGTCCGCGGTCAGGTCCGTCGGCCCGTACGGTCCCGCCTCGCCGCTGCCTGGGGCGTACAGGTCATATTGGCGCGCGAAGGTCACGACCCCGTCCGAGCGGCGGACGCGCGCGAAGTTGTAGCTGCGGTTCGTGCTGATCGACACGACCGCGCTGACGTCCGTCTCAGCCAGGAAGAAGCCCGGGGCATGCGCCGCGCCGGCGTCCTGGTATCCGCGCGCGACGACGCGGAAGGTCTTGGGCCGGCCGCCGATGGCCGTCCAGTCGCCGCCGCTGATGCCGAACTCGATCCAGGCGCCGAGGGCCGCTGACCAGCGGTAGATGATCCCGACGCTGGGCCGCTCCCACAGGTCCCCATCGGTCGGGCTGGTCGGCGGGTCCTCCTGCGAGTACGTCCCGGCGGACGCCGGCGGCGGGGCGACGACATGCAGCAGCTGGATCGTCCAGCTGGACCGGACCCCGACGCTGTTGATCGCGCGGACGCGGAACAGGTACGCGAGGTTGGTCTGCAGGCCGGCCAGGACAAGCTCGGTGGCGCTGCCGTCGACGGTCGCGGACTGCCAGCTGCCGGCGCCCAGGTTGCCGAATGCCTTGGCCCACTGGACCTCGATCTGGCCCGACTGCCGGACCGCCTCCAGCGGGTAGGCGTCCCAGCCGATGCGGACGCGCGTGATGATGCTGCCGTCGGTCAGCGCCGCCGTGCCGCTGGATGCGTTGACCCCCGTCGGCGCCGGGACCAGCCAGGGGAAGGGCAGCTGCGTGTTGGGCGCAAGGTCGGCGACCGGGAAGAACGTGTTCGGGTTCCAGATGGCCGCCGCCGTCTCCTTGGCGACGATGCTGACGCCGCCGACAGGGCTGAACTCCCAGGTCAGGATTTCGAACTCTTTGGCGACCCAGCCGAAGCGGCTGAACGTCAGCGGGATGGTGTCGAACAGTTCCAGCGGGTAGGCCCGCATGTTCAGCGGCAGCCGGACCGTCAGCGCCTGCCGCGCGTCGCGCAGGAGGCAGCTGCAGACATGGGTCGCGTGGATCGCGTCGCTGACGGCGCCAAGCGTGATGTCCCGCGGTAGCTCGACCCCGTCCGCGTCGATGTACGCCTGGGCCCGGACCGGCTCGGTGGGCGTCAGGACCCAGTTGTGCGCGCCGTCGGCGATCGTCGGCCGGTAGACGTTCACAAGGTCGATGCGCGCGACGCCGGCGGTGATTTCGATTCCGCTTTGATCGGTCAGCCAGGACTCATCAATCGGCGGGCAGACGGGCGGCGTGTAGTGGCCGGCCTTGATCTTGAGGATGCCGCCCGCCCAGGCGTACTTCCCGGCCATCGACGAGACGATCTCGTTCAGTATCTGCGTCGGGTCGGTCCCGCCCGGCGCGACAAGGTCGCACTGGTAGGTGTAGCGCGGATCGCCGCTGATGATGCCGCCGCCCGGCGTCCCGCGCGGGAAGTTCACGACGACGTCGCAGGCGTTCGCCGACGAGACGATCAGCAGGTCGTCCAGGTCCGCCGCGACCGCGCCGCCGCCGAAGGGGTAGAGGGCCCAGTCGCGCGCGATCAGCGCCGGATTCTGCGTCCAGCGGGTCACGCCGTCGCGCGGGTCGAAGCACTCAGCGCCGCGGACGATCGCGGACATGGTCGGTACGCCCTGCGTGAAGGCCTCCTGGTCGTACGTCAGCGTGACCAGCATGCACGCGATTCCGCTAAACCGGTGCTGCGGCGTGATGTTCGGGATTCCCAGCGCGCCCAGGTCCGTCGACAGGTTCTGCGAGTCGGTCCCCAGGTAGAAGCGGACGCGCGCCTTGCTGCTGACGTTCTGGTGCTGGTAGGTGATGCCGACCCCGACGCCCTGCTGCGCGCCGGTGAACGTGACAGTCCGGCCGACGACGCTGACCGCCGGCGTGACCGACGTCGCCGCATCGCCCTCGCCGATCGCCTGGACGGCGGACACCGATCCGCCCAGCGGGTCGTGCGGCAGGACGACGGACCCGCCGCCGGCGCCATTGGGCGGGCCAAGCTGGACGTATCCGTACTCTGCCGACGTCGTCGCATAGGGCGCCGTCGTGACGTTCCCAGCCGCGTCCAGGGTCAGCCGCTCGTCGTTGAAGAAGGCCGCCTCGATCGCCGCGACCTTGTGCCCGGCGACGGCCACGACGAACGTGTAAAACTGCTTCTTGTCGCCGTGGGTCGCCTTGAACAGGACCCCATCGACGTTGCGGACCCGACCGTAGAGGCGCGAGCGCATGGCGTCCGTCGTCGCGGTCATCACCAGCCGGTCCTCCAGGCTGGCGTTGAACTCGGCTTGCGCCGCGCGCCGCGCCTTCCGCGCCTGATAGGTCCCGAAGGCGTAGTAAGCGCCGACGGTGACGGCATAGGACAGGGCTGTGACTCCGGCGGTCCCGAGGGCCGTCAGAATCGCCATGTCGAGGAAGTAGTACGCCGCGGCGGCGACGACCTGCGGCATTTAGACGGCCCTCCAGGCGCGCAGCGCGCGATCGTGGGGCAGCGACGCCAGCCCGGACGCGCCCGGGGCCAGCCAGAAGGATCCGGCGCAGACGGCCAGCGCGTCCCGGCCGTCGACCTGGACCAGTCCGACGTCGCCGACAGCGGCCAGCGTGGGCAGGATTTCGGGCCCCAGGCGCGCCGTTGCCAGCGCCGCGACCCCGCCATGGTCCGCCAGGGTCTGCGCGGCCTCCTGGGCCGTCCTGTGGGCGCGCAGGCCGTCCGCCGGGTCGTGCCCGGTCTGCGCCAGGACGGCATCGCAGGCGAAGATGCAGCAGTCGTGCGTTCCCCAGGCGAAGGGGGTCGCCATGCGGCCGGCCAGGAAGGCGGCGAGGCGGGACTGCCAGTCGAGGTGTCGTGTGGTCATTGTCGGAAGAAGGCGGCGCTGGGCCACACATCCTGGTGCGTCGCCTGCGCGATGATGAACTCCAGGCCGCGGTCGCCGGGAAACAGCGCCTGCTGGTCGCTGTCGGTGTAGCGCAGGCCCTTCGGCCGCGCGAAGGTGATCCCGCGATGCTCGGCCGTGACCGTGATCGTCGCCTGCGCCCCCTGCTGGCTGATCGGCATCTGGTCCAGCGTCCCCGACCAGGACTGCCGGACGTCCAGCAGCAGCTGCGTGTCGGGGTCCAGGATCGCGGTCCAGACCTTGACCGGCCGGCCCTGGACCTGCTCGGCGAGCGCAATGGACAGCATGTCGGCGTTGACCCCGGACAGCTGGAACGCCTGGGCGACCATCTGGCCGCCCTGGTCGCGGATCGGATCAATGGACGCCTGTCGGCCGCCCAGGAACAGCTTGCCGTCCCATTCGATCGTGTCGCGGCATAGCGCGACGCGGACGAAGCCGGACCCGAGGTTCATTTCCACCAGCTGCGTCATGCCCAGGCGGCCGCCCAGGACAGCGGACGCCGGCGCCGGTAGCGCCCTCACGGCACTTCTTCCAGGTCGACCGGCAGCGGCTGGGCCTCGCCCGGCTCGTAGCTGCGCGAGGACTGCAGCGACGGGATCAACGCGACCATCGTCGGCCGGTCCCACAGGACGGCCATGCCGGCCGCGATCGGGCCCCGGACGCGATTGACCAGGGGGACGGTCAGCGTCCCGCTGACGTCGGCGCAGTCGGCGAAGACCTGGAACAGCTGCGGACCCACGCCGATCATGTCGCCGCGCCGCAGCGTCCCGGCCGCCGACAGCAGCAGCTGCAGGTCGCCGCGGGCCGCGCTGATCTGCAGCGTTGGCGTCCCGCGCATGGTCCCGAGCGGCCGCAGACGCTGCCAGTATGGGACGCGGACGCGATCGACGCCGCCGGCGATGCGGCCGAAGAACGCCTCGCCGCTGCTGCCGTTCTTCATCAACTCGCCGGGCACGACGACGCTGACGCGCCAGAACTGCCCAGGGAACTCGATCGACTCGACGCTGCCGGCCATCGGCGATCGGAACTGAACGCCCGCCTTCTGGATTCCCCAGCTGACGCTGCGCGGCGTCAGGGCGTCGGGCCAGTCGAAGGTCGCCATGCCGTCAACCCCCGTTGAAGCCGGGGCGGCGCATGTCGCTCGCCATTTCGGCCTTGACCGCCGCCTTGATCTGCGGGATCAGGGCCGATACCTCGTTGCGGCTGATGCCGCCCGCGATGTGCACGTGGACGTCGCCCTTGCTGCTGCCAGCTGCCAGCGCCTTGACCGTCGCCCAGCTGCCGCCGTTCAGCATGTAGTCGCGGCCGCCGACCGACGCGACCTCGGGCCCGTTCTCGTTGACCCGCGCCGCCTGATAGGGCCGCATGCTGCCGCCGCCGGCGCGCCCGCCCAGGCCCAGCAGGGCCGGGAAGATCGACCCAGCCAGTCCGCCGATGCCGCCGCCGGTCCGCATGTCGCCGAACAGCGCCTTGGACAGTTCGGCATGCAGCGCCTGGACGGCCATCTGCTCCAGCAGATGCTTCCAGCGGTCGCCGATGTTGTCGAAGTGCCCGCCGATCAGGTCCTCGATCGTCCCGCCCAGCGCGTCGTCGATGCCGGCTGCCGCGCTGATCGCCAGTTCCTCCATGGTCGTCAGCGCGACTTCGAAGTTCTCGGGCAGCGTCCCGAGGCGCGCCTGGACCGCCCGCGTGTACTCGTCGACCTCCAGCCGGCCGGCGGTGAACTCGTCGGTCAGAATCTGGATGTCCTTGCGCGTTTCCTCCAGCTGGCCGCGCTCCGGCGCGCCGCGTCGCAGGGCCGTCGCATGTTCTTCCTCGGCCAGTTTCAGCTGTCGCATCGACTCCGCGACTGCTTCGGTCCCCTCGATTTCGCTGCGGCGGAACAGGGTCAACGCCGTCTCGGTGAACTCCAGCTTGGCCCGCAGCGCGTCCAGCTGCTGCGCCAGGGCCAGGGCCGACGCGCGCTGCGGGCCCGTGATGTCCTTGAGCTTCGGATCGGTCGCCAGCTTCTCGGTGACCTTCTCGACCTCGGTCCATTCTTCCTTCGCCGCGCGCTCGGCAACGACCTGATCCTGCAGCCGCTGGATCAGCCGCTCGATGTCCGTCGTCCGCTCGCGCGTCGCCTTGCCCGCGTCCTTGTCGATCGTCGGCGCGCGCTTGCGTCCGCGGCCGTCGCCGCGGCTGCCGGCGCTGTCGAACAGCGGATTGGCGAAGGGGTTGTCGACGCCGCCCTTCGGCCGCCCGATGCGGGCCATTACGTCGTTGTACCCCTTCTGCAGCCGCTCCATGTCCTCCAGGTAGGCGTCCGTCGTGGCGCTGAATCCGGTGCGGCCGGCCTTCCAGACGTCGATCAGGCTGCCGATCGGGTTGGTGATCGCCTGCCCGAAGGTCAGGTTCTTGGTCGACTCGTTGGCCGCGTCCAGGAAGTTCGCCGTCTGCGCGGCGAGGTAGCCAATCGTCTTGCCGATCGACGCCAGCTGCGTCACGACGTAGGTCCCGACCTGGATCAGTCCCTCGAATGCCGACGCCATGCCGTCCGTCATCGTCGAGACGCCGGTGCCCTTCTCGCGCGCGTCGACGAACAGGTCCACCAGCGAGTCCATCGTCGGGAGCAGCTTGCCGGCCAGTTCGTTCCCGATCGCCTGCTGATGCAGCCGCAGCTTTTCCAGCTTGTCGTTGAAGGCGTCGGCCGCCTCCGCGCTCTCGGTCGTGACGCCGCTGTACCGGTTCCAGTACTCGCTGTTCTCGCGCAGCGCCGCCCCGCCCTCGTCCAGCAGGGGAAGCAGCGTCTGGTAGGACTTGCCGAACAGCGCGTTCCCCAGCGCCGCCTTCTCGGGCCCGTCCTCGTAGCTGCGGAACTTGTCGGCCAACTCCGGCAGGATGTCAGCGGCCTTGCGCGCCTTGCCGCTGGCGTCCAGGGCGGCGACGCCCATCTTGGCGAAGACGTCGAGGACCGCCTTGTCGCCCTGCCCGGCCTTCGCCAGCGCGAGGTTCAGCTTGCCGACCGACTGCCCGACCGACTCCAGGTCCGCGCCGGCCATCTTGCCGGCGAAGCCGATGCCGCCGATTTCCTCGATGCTGGTCTGCGTGCGCTTCGCAAGATCCTTGAGGTTGTCCTGGGCGTCGATGGCGCCCAGCACCAGCCCTTCGAAGAATCGCGCGCTGACGTACGTGCCCAGTAGCTGCTTGGCATCCCGTAGCGTGTTGTTGACGCCGGCGAAGGACTTCTCGATCCGGGCCGCATTGCGCTCGGCGATCCGGCCCGCCTTGTCCATGCCCTGCTCCAGCTTCGCCAGCCGGGCTTCCAGGTCGATCGAAAGGGTTGCAATGGGCATGTCAGTCTTCCGGCTTGGCTGGCTTGTGCCATTTGATCGTCAGCAGGTCATTGCACAGGGCCTCGACGTCCTCGATCTGGAACAGCGCAATGGCCAAGTCCAGGCCCGGGCCCCAGTCTATTCCGCCCATGCCGTTCTGCAGCATCGCGTAGACCTTCATCGACTCCCTCGTTCGCGGCGTGCGTTCGGGCGGCGCTTCGCCTTCCCAAACGATGCCCGCCGCTACGTCGAGGGAGTCGGCGAGTTTTTTGCGGCGGCGTCCTCGCGTTGGTTGTAGACCCGCAGCAGGTCCATCATCGTCCGGGCCGCCTCGGTGATGACCTCGGGATGGTCAGCCAGCCATTCCAGGAGCAGCGCCTTGTCGAAGGGTTCCTGGTCCGACGCGCCGATCGCGGCGCCGAGAAGGTCCGCCTGCGTGATGCCCCGCCAGCCGACGATGTGATCCTCCGCGATCTTCCGCAGCTGGTCGAAGGTCGGCCGGCCGCGGATCGGAAGCATCGTGACGACCTGCGGCCGCTCCAGCAACAGCGCGCGCCGCGGCGGGTCGTCCAGTTCGTGCCAGTGCTGGCGCTGCGCGCGAAGGCGCTCTCGCGTCGACGGGCCGGCCATCAGGGCGCCAGCTTGAGGATGTAGCCCTTGACCGAGACGCCCAGGCTACCCGTGCCGACCGCGCCCAGGCCGACGTCCTCGCCCGGCAGCGCCGGCTCGCCATAGGCCAGCCGGACCGCGCCGTCCGACAGCGTGATGCGGAAGATCAGCTTCGTGCCCGCCTGCGCCGCCGACTCGATCAGCTGCAGCGCAGCGGTCGGGATCGTCGTGGCGATCGTGTCGAACTCCAGGCCGGACGCCGCAAGCAGCCCGTTTTCCTCCTGCCGCACGACGTCGATCAGGGTCGTCACATCCAGCTTCTCGGGCGCGCCGCCGGCGATCCGGTAGGCCGTCGATTCGGCCAGGGTGAGCCATGTCAGGACGGTCACCAGCTGGCCGCCGCTGTACGCCGGGAAGGCGATCGTGTTCAGGCCCTGCAGCGAGAACGTGTTGGCCGCCGGCGCGTCGATGCGGACTGCCTGCTGGTCCAGCTGGACCATCCCCAGGACGTTCTGGAAGAAGCCGACGACCCCGTCCGCCAGCCCGTGCGCGGTCGCGGTGGCGACCCCTGGATTGGCCTGGGAGACGGCGGTGACGCTGATCGGGGCGCCCAGGTAGGTCGCGCCGACCTCGACCTTGACGTTCCGGCCCTTTATGACGTTTGCGAGCGGCATTGGATAGCCTCCGTGATGCGGCCCGATGGCCGGGGTTGGAAAGAAGTTCGCGCCGAGTATTCCATCAGCTGGGCCGTCAGCGCCACCATTCGATCGACAGGATCGCCGCGTCCAGTCCCAGGTCCGGGTCGAAGCCGGTCAATTCGGACAGGACCGTGGCGCATGCAGCGACCGCGACAGGGCTGGCCTTGAGCGCGTCCTTGACATGCTTCGACAGCGCAGCAGCCAGCAGGGCGGACGTCGACCAGCACTCGACTTGGATCGTCGTGATGCCGCCCGCGTCGTCGCCGCCCAGCGTCTGGTGCGGCTGGTCGTCGGTCGTGAAGACGACATAGGGCGGCGTCTGGCCCTCGACGATGCCGTTCTCGACCACCTTGGCCCCGACGACCGCGACCAGCGGGGCCCAGGCGACCAGCGCCGCGCGGAAGTCAATGTCGACGGCCATCAGAGGGGGTCCTTCGGGTTGCGGTTCAGCTTGTTGATCTGCTTGCCCAGGTCGTCGCCGATGACGTCCAGCGCCTGGGGCAGCTTCTTCGCCCCGCCCTCCAGGAACTCAAGCCCCTGGTACGACCGGAAGCCCCAGTTGATCCAGCGCCAGTAGAACGGATCATCCGGCGAGTTGGCCCCGACCTTGGCGCCCTTGGCCGGCCGGACGTTGACGAAGACACCGACGTTCCCGCGCTGCCGCGCGATGCGCGACGACCGGACCGCGATGGCCCGGCGCAGCGTCCCGGGCTTGCGCGTCGGCGACTTTAGCTCGTTGCGCAAGACCGGCGCGCCGCGACGCGCCTCGTCCCGGACCAGCCGCGCGCCCTTGCGCAGACTGTTCAGCAGCGCGCGCTTGCGCAGCTTCCGCGGGATGCCCAGCAGGGCCGCCCGGTAGTCCGGGATGCCGTGGAACGTCGCCTTGATGCCGTCATCAGCCAAGGGATCGTCCCCCCTTGCAGTAGAGCTCCAGCGTGTGGCGCCCGCCGTCGACGTCGACCGGCTCGGCCGTCAGTTCGTACGCGCGGCCCTTCCAGCGGACGCGCATGGCCGCATCGAAGCCGGCGCGGTACCGGATGCCGAACACGATCGACTCCTGCGACTGGGTCGCGCCGGCCCGGAAAAACTCGTTCATGCGCAGCGGTCGGGCGCGCGCGAAGATGTCCTCGACGACCGGCTCCCAAACGTCCGACCCCTGCCCGACAGCGTCCGGCGCGCCAACGCGGCGGTCGATGCTGACGACCTGATCCAACTCGCCGGCGCTGATCGGGGCGGCGCGGGTCACAGGTAGGTCCTGAAAGGATCCAGCAGCGACGACAGGAAGGGCGAGGGGATCATCTGCATTTCGACCGCCGCCTCCGGATTGCGCACCCAGTAGGCCACGTGCGCCGCGATGAACTGCCGGATCGACTGCGGGACGGACTCAGGCGTGTCGCCGTAGCCCACGACGAAGTCGACCCGGACGACCGCGCCGCCCGTCGACGTCCAGGCCGGGAAGTAGGCGCCCGACGGCAGCCGGACGTAGTTCTCGCCCAGGCCGCCGCGGCCGACGACGACCGCCGGGCCGGCGACCCAGGCCGCGCCGTTCCAGTAGGTCACGGCGATCGACTGGACCGGATGCAGGCGGAACAGCTGGGTCGCTGCCGGCCAGTCCTCCAGCTGCGCGCGCAGCGTCTGCGTGATCAGGCGCGAGCCCAGTTCATGCTCGGCGTGCTGCCGCGCCGCCGTGATCATCATCGGGATCGTGGCGTCGAAGGCGGGCGTGTCGATGCGCGCCCATACCTTCGCCGTGGCGACGTCCAGCGGCTCCAGCGCCGGCGGCGTGACGACGTCCAGGGCGCTCATTGCTGCCGGGGCGCGCCAGGGCGCACGCAGACCATCGGGCTGTCGCGGAACATGCCGCGGAAGGTCCGGCAGCGCTCGCCCGTCCAGTCCTCGCGGCAGACCTGCGACCCGGTCTTGCACATCAGCGCGCCGTGCGCCCTGATCCAGTTGTACGCCTCGCCGCTGATGACGCCGGCGGGCGTGAACAGCCGCGTCCCCGCCGGCTTCGGGTCGCTGTTCGTGACCCGGCATTCGCCGCCGACCATGACGCACTCGCACCACGCCTCGCGGTTTGCGATGGCCGCGTCGCGCGGGACGGTCTGCGCGACAGCCGGGGCCAGCAGCGCGATCGTCAGCGCCAGGGATGCGGACAGTTTCATCAGGGTGCCTCGATGTTCATGTGGAGCCGGCTGTAGAGAGCAAGGACATGGTACGGGCCGTGCGACAGGTCGCGGCCGAACTGGCCCCAGGCCACGCAGACGACGACGCGATTGTTGGGCTTGTCCTGCCACCATGCGAAGCCCTGCTGGTCGCGGACGGCCTGCTTCGACCCCAGCTGCGTCGCAATCGTCCCGCCGCCGCCGGTGTACGGGAACAGGACGCGGCTGACCGTCTTGGCCCCGCTGAACTGGACCTCGACGTAGAAGTGATGTCCGCCCGTCGTCGTGATCTGATCCGCGTCGCCGAACATCAGCAGCTGGACCTGTCGCAGCGGCAGCGGGACAGCCGCCGGCCCCGACTGGTTCCAGCGGACGCGGTAGTGGCCGCCCTTGATGATGCTGCAGCGACGCATGTTGTGGAACGTCGTCTGGTTCGGGTCGCTGTACGGGAAGTCCCAGCTGCTGACGACCGCGTCCGTCGCCGGGTTGACCCGGTCGAAGTGGACCTCGGCGCCGGCGTACTTCACATCGACGAAGTCGACGTAGGGCGCCTCCAGCCCATACCATTCGTGGGCGACTGACATCAGGACGCCATTGGTCCCCGGATCGGTCCCGGGCGGCGTCGCCGCGTTGACGTAGCCGGTCAGGCCGAACAGGAAGAACGGGTCGTTGTGGACCCACCAGCCGCCGTCCGTGTTGAAGAACGTGCCGCCGGCCGGGATGCGCTTGGCCCCGACCTGCGACTGGTTCCAGTACACGGGCAGCGTCCCCATGTACTGGGCCGCGCTGGGCCAGCGCCCGATCATCTGCAGCGGCGGCGAGAAATAGCCGGGATACCCGCCGTTCTGGCCGATGATCGCCGTGCCGTCCCACTCCTTGAAGCCCGTGTAGATCGGGTCCTCGTAGAAGTCCGACAGGCGCATCATCCCGCCGCGCTGGACCAGGATGCCGTGCGCGAAATAGACCAGCCCGTTGATCGGCGTCGCAAGGACATTGCACTTCTTCCACCAGACGCCGCCGTGGTAGCTGACCGCGATGTATGGCTTGTGCAGCGGGTAGGCGTCGTCGAGGGACTTGGGCGTGAACAGACAGCGGATGAACTGGCCGGCAGCCACGCCGCGGATCATCTGGTTCTCGTCGCCGTCCTCGCCGCCGACCCCGTCATGCGTGAAGGGCGCGCGCGCGGGCCCGACCTGCCAGCTGTCGTAATTGACCGGCATCGCGTTGTTGACGTAGCACTGATGGTGCCCCTTCCAGAGATTCGCCCCCAGCATCAGGCCCAGGGCGAACTCGGCATCGGTCAGCGTCTGCAGGTCGATCTGCGGCGGCATCCGCCATGTGTTGCCATAGCCCGGGTTGACCAGGGCGCCGGCCTCGTTGACGATTTCGCTGCCGGTGATCATGCAGGTTCGGCGCTGGCTGTGCGCCTCGTTCCGCGCCCAGCTGATGACCGGCCGGCGGTTCGGCACGATCGGCCACATGCGCGACTGGCCGAAGCACTTGGTCGACGGCAGCTGCCAAATCCCAATGTCGCCGCCGCTGGCCTCGTTGTCCTCGAATGTGATCCGCAGATTGACCAGCCAGAAGCCCGACGGTCCGACCGGGCCTTGGTACAGGTACTGCCGCGCATCGAACTCCTTGATCGGCGTCTTGCCGTAGCCGATCGGGTTGACGCGCGCCACATGGCATCGGCGGATGATGATTTCTTCCTCGCCGCCGTCCTCCTGGAAGACCGCGTGCGTGTCGATGTCGTCGAAGAAGGCGTCCTCCAGCGACGCGCCCTGCGTCCCATGGAAGACGAAGCCGCGGTTGGTCGACCGCAGGACCGCGATCCCCCGGTGGTAGTTCGTCGCCGGGTTCAGCGGCCCATAGATGACCGCGGCGTCAGGCTGGCCGAAGCGTCCGCCGGATCGCATGTGATGGTGGTCCGGGTAGGCGCCCAGCATGCCCGCCTTGCCCGCGCGCTCCCATGTGACGCCGCGGACGCGGCAGGTCCCTGTGTAGCCCATCATCCCGATCGTTGCGGCCCAGCCGTGGGTCGTGTAGTCGCTGTCGGCCGGGCTGCTGATGCGGATCGGGAAGTCGACGTAGCTGACCGTGCAGCGCGTGTCGCGGACCTGCGGCGCGCCGTTGTTCAGGACGATCGACGCCGGGACGTTGCCCGCGAAGACGTCGCCGGGCTGAACAACCCGCGGCGTCAGCGACAGGTTGACGCCGGACGCGCCCTCGAATGCCGGCGGGACCATGTACTGCAGCTGCCCGAAGTGCCGATAGGTCAGCGGCTGGGTCAGCGTGACGGTCGTCGAGTTGACGACGTCGGCCGCAATGACGCGGAACTCGGCGCCCGCGCCGGCGGCCTCGGCCCAGTAGCGCGTCGTGGCCAAGTGGATCGTCTTGCCAGCCTTCCAGGTGACCGGCTTCGACAGCTGGATCGTCGTGGCGCCGACCTCCGCAGTCGCGCCCAGCTTCACGTGCACATCGGCCGGGACATGACCGAACCAGCTGCGCTCAAAGCCGTTCATGTACAGAATCCCGCGGATGCTGGTCATCAGCGCGTTCTTCATGTCGGCCTTGTTCTCGGCCGTCTCCCGGCTGTAGGCGCCGGTCAGCGTGATTCGATGCTTTAGCGGGTCCTGCAGCGGGACCGTGTCGCGCCCGATCAGATGCCGGCCGCCGTCGAAGACCAGCGACTCCGCGCGGAATTCGGTGTTCTTGCTGACGTCGACGTCCATCGTCCCAAGCACCAGGACGTCCCGATAGATAGGCGACTGCGTCAGGTCGAAAAGTACCGTCGTGTCGACCGGGATAGTGATGTTGTCGCCGGTCGTCGCGCTGGCGAATAGCTCGGACCAAAGGTACGTTCCAGGCGGCGGCGGCGCGGCGCCCCCTTTCTTGGAGCGCAGCAGGATGTTGTGCAGTCCGCTCATGGTGCGACGAAGCCGGTCCCGATCAGATTGTTGATCGACCACATGCCGAACTGCGCCAGGAAGTACAGCGCCTCGGCCGGGTCAGTCGTGAACGTATCGGTCGTCGTCCAGCTGCTGCCGCCGTTCTTGCTGACCCGGAACGTGACCGTCCCGTTCGCCTGCCGGACGAACTCGCAGACGTCGCCATTGGCCGCCGCGACGACGACGTCCGCGCCGGCGCCCAGGTCCCGATAGGTCGGATTGACCCCGTCGCTGCTGCCGATCGCGTAGGTGACATCGCAGCTGGCATAGCCATTCGATCCCAGCGGCCCCGGGTAGGTCGGGTCGCTGTTCAGGCTGAACGACATCGACCACGTGACGTCCTGGTTGGCGTTCGCCATCGTCCAGCGGATCGACGCCGCCGCATTGGCCGGCATCTTCGTCGTGCTGACCGCGCTGTAGTCGGCGAACTGGAAGCAGCTGGTCGGTTCTTCGTTGAAGTAGTTGTATCCGTCGGTGCCATTGCCCGACTCGCCGACCAGCGCGCCCATCTGGCCGGACCCGCCGGACACATTGAGGCGGACCTTTGTAGTGCTGGGGGCGCCCGCGACATAGTTGGCGACCGGCTGGTTCACAAAGCCCGGCGCAAAGTTGCCCGATAGGTCCTTCATCTTGTTGGTGGACGGGACCGCATAGCTAACCTGGACCGACTCGCCAGCCGTCAGGCCGGGAACGATCGTGAGGTACGAATAGGGCGGCGTCGTCGGATCATGCGCGGTGACGCTATGCCCGCCGGTGACGGTGAACTGGCCCGGCGCGCTGATCGCTGCAAGGTCGATGTCCGGCGACCACTGCATCACGACATGGGTCGGCATCGCGTTTTGAACGACCGCGGCGACGAAGGCCGGCGCGCTGGTGTCCAGGATCGGCCCGCGCTTGCCCAGCAGGTAGGTCGTGTTCGCGCGGCGAAAGAAGGTGAGCTCGTTCTGCGCGCCGTCCGCCGCGTTCCAGGCGTACGTCTCGTCCCATAGCTCGACGCCCGGCCATGTCGCGATTGCGCTGCCGTTGCCGATCAGCGTGACGTTGCAAAAGCCGTTGATGATCGGCGCCGGCGATGACGCGATGGTCAGCGTCACGTTGCCCGTCAGGACGTTTCCGCCCATCTCGCGCCCGCGCGTCAGGTCCAGCGGGATCGACGTCGAGTAAGGCGTCGGCAGCGGGTCCGTGCTGCCGACGACGACGCCCTGCACCGCGCTGTTGATCGCGTTCTGGACCGCCGTGGCATTGGGCGCCAGGGATGCCGACGCGGCCAGCGCTCCGGACTGCAGGCTTGGCTTCGCATTGGCAGCCGCCAGGGCCGTCGCCGCGTTGGTCGCCGCCGTCCCTGCCGTCGTGCTGGCCGCCGCTGCAGCCGATGCCGCAGCTGTCGCCGCCGCCTGGGCGGTCGACGCGCGGCCGTCCAGGTCGGTGAAGTTGCCGTCCAACTCGGCGTTGGTGAGAGGGCTGCCTTTGACAAGGCGCTTGACGATGGTCATTGCACGTAATCCTCAGCGAAGAAGTCGGACCCGGAAGGATCCTTGCAGTAGGGCGGCGGCGGCGCTGGCGGCGGCGGTGCCGGCGGTGGCGGCGGCGCCGGCTCGGGCGGACGCGGCGGCTTGGGCGGCTTCTTAGGCATAGTCCTCCGAGACGTAGTCGCCCTCGATGTAGTCGGGCACGACGTAATTCTGCGCGCCCAGCGGAACGACCGGATCGCCCGGCAGCTTGAGGACCGCGCCGTCCACGAAGACGGTCAGCGCACCGGTGCCGACCGCGCCCTGCTGGACGTCCTCGCCCGGGAAGCTGGGGACGCCGCGCGCGATGCGGACCGCCCCGTCGCGGTGAATGATCCGCATCAGGACGCCGGTCCGCGACGTCGACGCCTGCTCGACCTGCAGCAGCGCGTCGGACTGAACGGTCATCGCCAGGAGGCGGAAGCCCAGGGTCTGCGCGCCGCCCAGCCCGCGCTCGCTGCGCGGCCGGATGTCGACGACGGTCGTGCGGTCGATCGGCCGCGGGTCCTCGACGCTGATCGTGTAGCTGGTCGCCTCGCGGAACGTGATCCAGGTCAGGACCGGGACGAACAGCGCGGACATCAGGGCCGAGTAGTCGCGCGTGTCCAGGCCGCGGGCCAGGAAGCTGTTGGTCGTCGGGCCCATCACCTGGACGGCCTGCCCCTCCAGCTGGATCATGCCGGCGCAGTCCATGAAGTAGCCGGCGGCGAACTCCGGCCGACCATGGCCGGGCGCCGTGACGACCGCATTGGCCGCCTGGGAGACGCCTGTGACCGCGATCGGGCTGCCGAAGGAAGTCGCGATTTCGACCCGGACCGCGCGCCCGCGGACGACCTGCCCGGCCATCAGAGGCCCACCTGGAAGAACATCGTCTTCGCCTCGATCAGCGCCGCCGCCGTCGTGATCGTGCAGCGCGCCCACTCCAGCGCGCCGCGCGTCCCGCCGCTGACCAGGATCGTGACGTCGCCGTTCGGCGCCCGCGCCTTGCTGACCAGCGTCAGGCCGGCGCTGACGACGACCGCATCCGCGCTGACGCTGTCCCCGTCCTCCAGCCAGTCGGACCAGCCGAAGGTGTAGTTGAGGGTCGACCCGGGCGACTTGTCGATCGTCGGCCGGTCCTGGGTGCTGGTGTCGAAGCTGTTCATGCTGCTGCAGGTCGGCGAATGGACAGGCGGCGCGCCTGCGGCTCGATTGTCAGCCGGCGGGCCTCGGGCTTTATAGCCCAGCGCCGGACCTGGAAGGCGATTTGCAGCGTCCGAAGCACCGAGGGCTCCAGCAGCTGGTCCAGGTCGGCCGCCGCGATGTCGCCCGCCGCGACCGCCTCGACGACCGCCAGCCCCAGCTGCTGCAGGATCGCGCCCGCGTCGACGATCGTCAGCGCCTGGGCAGCCGCAGCGCCCAGGGCGGCGATCGTCGTCGACAGGTCGCCCGCGGCCCATGCCTGCGCGGCCGCCAGCTGCAGCGACGACGTCCGGGTCGCGCTGTCGCCGGCTGCTGCCGCCTGGGACGCGATCAGGCCGGCCCCTGCCTGCCCCGTGGCCGCGTCGGACGCCGCTGCCGCGTCCGTCGCCCCTGCCGCCTGCGTCCGGGCCGCCTGGGCGGCGTCTGATGCGGCTGCCGGGTCGGCCGCGATGGCCCCGAAGGCGCCGATGGTCGCTGCAGCGTCGCCGGCGCCCGCGGACTGCTGCGCCAGGACGTCGCCGGCGGCGAGGTAGACGGCGGCGTCCGTCGCTGCCGCGCTGTCGATCGCCTGCAGGCCCATCGTCCCCGCGCGCGCGGCCGCGTCCGATGCGGCGACGCTGTCGGCAGCAGCTGCGGCCAGGGCGTAGACCGCGGACGCGACATCGCTGGCCGCGACGCTGTCGGCAGCCAGGGCGGGAAGCACCGCCAGCTGCGTCGCCGCGTCGCCGGCGGTCGCCGCCTGGGTCGCGCTGACCGATGCCGCGGCCGCGCCCTGCGTCGATGCGTCGGTCGCTGCTGCGCTGTCGGACCCGCTGGCCGGGATCGCCAGGGCGCCAGCTGCGGCGTCGGTCGCCGCCGCCGGCTGGGATGCGACCGCGCCGAAGGATCCTTGCGCTGCCGCGACGTCAGCCAGGGCGGCCGCCTGGGCCGCTGCGGCTGGCAGGGCGGCCAGCTGGGTCGACTGGTCGGCAGCTGCTGCGCTGTCGGCCGCTGCCGCCCCTGCAGCTGCTGCGCTGTCGCTGCTGTCCGTCGCCGCTGCGCTGTCGGCCGCAGCTGCTGGCCGGGTCGCAGGGCCCAGGGCGGCATCGGTCGCCGCGACGCTGTCCGCCGCCGGCGCCGGCTTGACCGCCAGCCCGGTCCCGACGTCGGACGCGGCCGCGGACTGCGCTGCAGCTGCAGGCCGGACCGCGACGCCGGTCGCCGGATCGCTGGCAGCCGCCGACTGCGCCGCCGCGGCCAGCAGGACCGTCGGGCCCGTGGCCGCGTCGCTGGCGCCGGCCGACTGCGCCGCGTCGACGTCGTACGTCGTCGCGCCGCCGCCCGGGGCAGTGACCAGGAAGTCATCGTAGCGGCTGGCGTTGTCGTCGCTGGACAGGTTGCGGAAGCCGACGTAGGTGCCGGCCCGGTGCGTCGCATCTGTGACGCTGTAGATCGTGACCCCGTCCAGCTTGAAGACGATCGCGTCGGTCGCATAGTCGACGCTGACCTCCAGCTGGTACTGGACCGAGCCGTCGGTAGCGAGGCTCGCGCTGGTGTGCTGGTACATCAGCGTCTCGGCGTTGCTGACCCACTTGCTGATTCGGAGTTCGCCGAACCAGATATGGGACGCCCAGTAGTCGCTGTCCGTCAGGCCGCGCCAGACCAGTCCAGACTGTCCGCCGATCCAGCCGTTGTACTTGACCTTGATCTTGGCCGTGTAGCTGGTCGCGCCGACGTCCCAAATCGGGATGGTGTAGCCGCCGCCGCCGTTCGCGCCCGCCGCCTCGTTGCCGACGACGACGCCAACCTTGGACGTCAGGTCGTACCAGGGGGCGCCCAGGGCGCCGTCGGATCGGTTGAAGTTGTCGGACGCCAGGGTCGCGCCGCCGCCAGCTGGCGACGCCTGGGTCGCTGCATCGCCGGACGCCGCCGACTCGCTGACCGTCTCCGCGACGCCGTGCTGCGCGTCGCCCGACTCGCCTGCAGCTGCGGTGTCCGCCGCGTCGACGTTGTAGATCGTCGCCGCGATGTAGTCGAGTTGGATCCTTGCAGCGCCGCCGGTGCCGCCGGTCCGCGTGCCGTTCGATCGGTACACGCCGCCGCCGCCGCCGCCAGGGGTCGCGCCGTTGGTGCCGTTCGCGTTCGCGCCGCCCGCGCCGCCATTGCCGCCGCCGGTCGGGGCGGTCGCGCCTGCGCTGGTCGTCGCCGCGACGCCGTTGGCCGATGTGCCCGCCGACGATCCGCCGCCGGACCCGGTCGTGCCGGACGCCAGCGACGCGCCCGCGCCGCCGCTGCGCGTCGTTGTTCCGACCCCGACAGCTGCGCCCGCGCCGCCAGTCGCAACGTTCGTGGCCACGCTGACGCCCGCGCGCGCCATGACCGTCGTGGCATCGCGGAAGAAGCAGGTCCCGGCAGTGGTGCCCGGCGCGCCGCCGGCGGGAATCTGGACCGTCTCGGCGACGCCAGGGACGACCGCGACGACCCCGACCGACAGGCCGCCGCCGCCGCCGCCGCCGCCCAGGCCGGTCGTCGACCGGGTCGATCCGCCGCCGCCCGGGCCCCAGCAGGTAACGGTGACGGACGTCACGCCCGCAGGCGGCGTCCAGCTGGTCGTCCCAGCGTTGAGGGTTTCAGTCGTCATCGCCTGTCCGGCATTGGGCGCGCCTCGACGCGCCGGACAGGAGGTAGGTCACGGGCGGACGCGCATCACCGACGCGCCGAGGGCCGCCCTCTCGGGGGGTATTACGACGCCTGGACGACGCGCAGCGTCGACTTCGCAGACACCAGGAACTGGCCTTCCTCGTCGGCGTCCAGCGGCGTCTCGCCGTTCGGCCGGCGCTCGCGTCCGCCGTCGACGTTTAGCTCGACGATGACGCGGACCGGCGCGTTCGCCCGGACGGTGACGATGCAGGGATCGCTGGACGCCGCCGCGGCCGGCTGCTCATCGGCTGCCCCGTCGCCGTCAGCTGCCTCGCCTGCCTGATCGGCCTGCGCGGCAGCGGCGCGCGCTGCTGGGGCGGGGCGGGTAGCCCGGGCCGTCTCGCGGCCGGGCCGCGTCGGGATGCGCTTCGTGGGGGTTGCCATCTTTCGGGCGCTCCAGGTCAGGTGATCGTGTAGGTGACGGAGACGTTCACGACGTCGCTGATGGCGACCGTCCGATCGCCGCCGGTGAACAGGACCGCGTTGTAGAGGATGCCGGTCGTGCCGTCCTTCGTCGTGACGCTGTTGGCGAACATGCCCTTGATCGTCCCGGCGCTGGTGAAGGTGAAGGACGACGCGCTCGACGTCGCCTTGCTGCCTGCCGACGCCGCGGCGAAGGCCAGGGCGGGACGGTTGCCCGTGTACGCCGGCGCGTTGGTGCCGCCCGCCTCGGTCCAGCCGGCGTGCGATGCCATCGTGTCGCCGGCGGCGAGGGCGCTGTAGCTGACGGACGAAATCAGCCCGCAGAACCATGCGGCCGTGTACGCGCTGCCGCCCAGGTACTTGTCCAGCAGGTCATTCTTGCCGACCGTCGTGACAAGGTTGGGCGCCGACTCCGACCAGCGCTCGACCATCAGGTCCGCGATCATGCTGGCGTGCAGCGCGTCCGCGGCGCCGTCCAGGCCGTCCGCGCGCGCCTGCGCGATCAGCGCCTGACGCTGCTCGACCTGCGCCTGCATGCCCTCCCGGGCTGTGTAGCAGACGGCGTGGAAGGTCGCGCGGGGCGCCGGCATCGCCTGGGCAGCCGCGCCCAGCGTCACCAGCGCCAGGGCGGCAGCCGCGCCGAGGGCCGATCGTTCGTGGTTTTGCACGGCCGGTCCCCCCTTACTTGCCGCGGCCGCCGGACTTGGCCGGCGCGCTCTTGGCCGCCGCTGCGTGCGGCTGGGCGCTGGACTGGGCCGCGCTGTTCTGCGGCTCCTGCGACGCGGCGACGCGTTGCTGCGTGCCCTCGGCGCCGACGCTGTCGCCCCGGACGCTGTCGTCGCTGGCGCTGAACGTGTGCGGCGTGTAGACCGTCGGCTTCGGCCCGTTGTTGACCCGACGGCCCGCCGCGGTGGCGAACTGGTCGGCCAGCTTCTTCGCGTCGGCCTGCGACCCGGCGAACTCGGCGGCGTCGGCCTTGACCAGTTCCTCGGCCCACGCGGCATCGACGTTCTCGCCCATGTCGCCCGGGTTGAAGGTCCCGTGGAGGGGCGCAATGATGTTCTTCTTGAACACCAGGAAGCGGCCGGAGGTTGCTTTTTCGGTAGCCATTTGATCGAACTCCTGCGTCGTCAGACGCGCGATTGTGGAACAGAAAGGGCCCCGCAGCGCATCGACTGCGCCCGGGGCCCGGTAGGAGGCAACTGCAAGGTTGGGCTCCAGAACTCGCTGGGTCAGGCCGGCGTGATGTCCCCGCCGCGGATCGCCGCCGGGACCTCGACCGCCAGCTGCAGCCGGCGCTCGGCCCGGATCGTGATCAGGTTCTTGGTGAAGTTGTCGGCATCGCTGTCCGACATTTCGACCACGACCCCTTCGCGGTTGTAGACCGTCGCGGCCATGCGCGACATGACGACGAAGCTGTCCAGGGGGACCGCCGCCGACATGATGACCGGCAGGCCCCACAGGCGCGGCTGGGCGACCTGCTGCGGGTCGCCGATCAGGTAGCGGCCCTGCGTGTCGACCATGAGCTCGATGTCCGCCCAGTCCAGCGGATTCATCAGGACGACGTCGGCCGGGTAGTCGGTGTTGCCCAGGTCGGCAATGACCTTGCGGACCAGCCGGAGCTTCGTGTTGACCGCGCCCAGGACCGCCGCCGTGTAGCCGTGCGCGGTGTAGTTGCCGGTCATCAGCAGCCCTTCCAGGTTCGGCGTGACGCCGTTGCCCGAAATCAGCTGGTTCTCGACCCGCAGGTTGACCCCGTACCGCATGCGCTGGTTGATGTACGCGACCAGGGCCGTCTCGTCCTTCGACAGCTGGCGCGAAATCTTGATCCAGTGGGCGACCGTCGTGATCGGCTTCTGGACCAGCGTGAAGGTCAGGCTGGACTCAGGCTTCTGCGCGCCCTCGGCGACCTCGGCGGCCGCGTTGGTGAAGACGTTTTCGCGGACGAACTCGATGCTGCCGGCGGTCGTGTCGACGCTGTTGAGCGCGTCCTCGACGCGCAGCGTGCGGAACGGGCCCGGGACGAAGGCCGTGCGCTGCGGGTTGATCGCTGCGCCAGACGTCAGGACGGTGTTGAACAGCCGGGACTGGCCGTCGTCCTTGACCTCCAGACGGATCTTCTGCAGCTGGCCTTCCTGCCATGCCTTGAAGTTCGGCGCCTTGACGAACTGGCCGCCCCAGGTCGCGGCCTTCTCGGCGGCGTCCGGGTCCTGGTCGTCCTTCTTGGCGGTGCCGGCCTGCTCGATCTTGATGAGGCGCTCGGCAAACTCCAGCTGCTGCTTGCCCAGCGTCTCCAGGGCGGTCGTCGTGTCCTTCGACTGCTTGCCCAGCGTCTGGAATTCGCCGTTGGCCTTCTCGGACCAAGTCTTGAGGTTGTCCTCCAGCTTGTCCATTGCCTTCGTCAGCGCGCGCCCGATGCCGGACTCGTCGTCGCCGACGTCGACGCGACCGTACTGGGCCGACCGGCCGACTGGGCCAGCGAACAGGGCGGACAGGACCGCGACCGCGATGGCCGTCGGCGAGAACTTGAATTGCTTGCGGATCATGTGATCGAACTCCGGTTTCAGGTTTGCGGGTCCAGCACGCCGGCCATGCGGCCAAGGCGGCTGAGGATAGCCTCTGCTTCGGCGATTGACTGCTTCGACCGCGGCGGCTCGCCCGACGGTGCCGAAAATAGCTTCTTCGCCCGGGCAACGACTGCCGCCGCCTGCCCCCTCGACATGCCCGCTGCCTCGCGCAGCAGGCGCTCAAAGTCTCGCGCCGATTCGACGCCCTCGACGACGTCGTCGATTTCCATCGGCTCGCCGTGCACGCTGGTGATCCGCGCCCCGTCCAGGTTCGGGAACACGACCGGGCTGACCTCGATCAGCCGCGACCAGCGCTCGACGGTCATCACGCCGTCCTCGTCCTCGGCGTAGTCGCCGCGCTTCACGAAGCCGCCGATCGACAGGCCGTCCAGCGTCTCATGCAGCATCGCCGCGCGGACGTCGCCCGCCAGCTGCAGGTTGGGCGTGAACTCGCCGGCGACGTACAGGCCGGCATCGTCCTCCGCGGCCTTCGTGTAGCGGCCAATCGGCATGTCCCAGCTGTGGCCGAAGAACATTTTCGGCTTGCCGTACTTGCGCAGCGTGTACTCGAAACAGCCCTTGAGCAGGATCGCCGATCCGTCGACGGTCTTCTGGCCGAAGCGCGCGGCGTAGCCTTCGAACGTCCCCTTCTCGGCGTTGGCCTTGAACTCGACGTTACTGAGCGACAGGGTCTTGCGTACCAGCATTGGATGCTCCAGGGACTGCAGGGGGGTCCTGCCCGATCTTGTCCAGCGTCGTCAGATTGGACTGGGCGGTCAGGACGTCAGCGCCCTTGCCCCGCGCAGGCCAGTTCTCCAGCTGCCGGACCTCGTCGCGGTCGAGTATTCCATTTTGAACGGCGGTTGCATACAACGTGAAGCGCGCGGCCGGCGACGCCCGCAGCAGCGCATCCAGGTTGAACTCGGCCGCCATGTTCGCCCGCTGGCGCGTCGTCAGGACCGACTTGCGGACCGACTGCCGTAGCGACTCGACCAGCGGGCCGATCGTGAACTTGTGCCAGCCCTCGACAATCTGCTCGATCCCGCTGCCCCAGGCCGTGACGTTGGAGTGGTAGACCAGGACCGGCGGGACGTCGAACCATCGGCAGATTTCCTCGGTCGTATGCTGCCGGGACTGCAGCAGCTGCAGCTGTTCCGGGGTCGCCGAGAGGGCTTGGTACTGCAGGCCCGCCTCCAGGATGAACAGCCGGGCATCGTTGCCGTTCGCCATTTCGCCGAAGCGCGCGAGCAGCGAGACGCGCTGATCCGGGCGCAGCACCTTGTCGGTCATCAGGACCGCCGTCGGCTTGCCGCCAGCTGCGAAGGTCTTGGTCGCCTGGGACGCCTGGGACTTCGCCTCCTGGATCGTCGTCGACATGAACTCGATCTTGGCGAAGCCGGTCGTCCCGTTGCCCAGGTTCTGCAGATGCAGGACGTCCTCGGCCGGGTAGACGTAGACGACATCGCCCAGCCGGTACAGGTACCAGACCTCGCCGCTGTCGGCAACGAACTGCTCGACCTGATCGGCCGGCATCGGCCAAAGCGCCGACGCCTCGCGCTCGCCCTCGCCCGGCGCCCGGATGATCCGCGCGTAGGCGTTCCCGCGCAGGTCGTGATTCAGCATCATCGCGCGCCAGAACTGGAAGGGCGTCATGCGCGGGTTCGGCCGCTCATGCAGCAGCTGATACAGCCGCGTCGTCCGGGCCGGCGTCTTGACCCCTGCCATGTCGACGTTGTAGACATGCAGCGGCAGCGACGCGATCACGTTGGCCCGCCGGTCGCAGCAGGCCCAAACGTCCGCCAGCTGCAGGCCCACATCGGCGCTGACGACCTGCTGCCCGCCGATCAGCGGGGCGGACGGAAGGTTCAGCTGCGTGCCCGTCCGCTCGGCCAGCGCGCCGCCGCGTGTGCCGAACCGGGCGACGTAGCTGGCGATATTCGTGAGGAGGCTCATGCGATGACCGGGCTGTTGATGAAGTCGTCCAGGTCCTCGACCGGCTGCTTGTCCAGCAGCAGGAGGCCCACCGATTCAGCCAGGGCGACAAGGCCGTCGATCCGCCCGCGCGACTTGCGCTTGGTGAAGATCTTGTTGTTTTTCGGGTCGGCCTCCAGGACCGCGGACGCTGAATTGTGGGTCAGCAGGGGATTCTTCTCGACGTCGATCGTCCCGCCGACGACGGCAGCGCCCAGCAGTTCAATCGATCGGGGCATCCACAGCGTGGGCAACTCGCGGCCTTCGTCGTCCGTTTTGGCTGCCGCTTTATAGTATCCCTGCGGGTGCTTGACCAGTTCGAACTCGGCGCCGATGGCGTCAAGCTCGACCTCCAGGTAATGCAGCCGGTACGGATCGCAGGCGACGCGCTTGAACTGCGGAAGCTGCGCCTGGAGCTCGACCATGCGGGCGGCGATCCATGCATAGTCCAGCGCCTTACCCGGTACCGCGTGCAGATGGCCCTGCTCAGCCCATACGTCGTATCGGACCAAGTCGGCGCGCGACCGCTCGACGATCGTGTCCGCCGGCGTCCACTGCTCGACCCGCGCGACGACGCGCTGGCCCGACAGGCCGACGATGTCGGGAACCAGCCCGGTCAGCGCCAGCGCGGACAGGTCGCGCGTCCCCGACAGGTCCAGGCCGCCGACGACCTCATCGCATGCCCGCAGCGCGTCCAGGGCGTCGAAGTCCTTCTCGGTCTGCTGCCATAGGTCCGGGTCAATCCATGGATTCTCGGCGCCGACCCACTGGCAGAAGTTCAGCCGGCGGACCCGCGACGCCTCGGCCGGCATGCCCTGCGCCTGCCGGACCTGCGTCAGCAGATAGTCCTCGGTGATGATGCTGCCCAGGCCCGGGTTGGCTTTCAGCCAGACGCGCGGCGCCGTCAGCGGGCGCCCGCGCGCGTCGACGATGCCCAGGTCGACGCGGTCATCAAGCACCGCAGGGTCCAGCGGGTCCTCGTCCTCGTCCAGCGCGCAGACGTAGGCGAACCACTCATCGTCCTCGCGCGACCCCTGCAGGATGCCGACGCTGTACTCATGGTGCTGGTAGCAGATGGTCGTGCGGTCGAAGCCGCTGTTCGTGATTTCGAAGGTCAGCGGACTCCGGCGCCACTTCTGGCCCGCCGCGGCCATCGACACGACCGTCGCGTTCGGATGTTCGTGCAGTTCGTCGATCAGGAAGAAGTGCGGCCGCGGGCCCGACTGCTTGTCCTCGCTGGCGATGACGCGGAAGAAGCTGCCGTTCTTCGGGAAGGCCAGATTCCAGCAGGTATCAGACCGGGCCGGCGTCTTGACGATCCGCGCCTTCAGGTCCGGCGACTGGTCGACCATGGCGACCGCGTCGCGGAACAGGATCAACGCCTGCTCGCGCTTGGTCGCCGCCGCATAGACCTCGGCCCGCGCCTCATCGTCCGACGTCAGACCGTACAGGCCCAGGCCGCCGGCCAGCGGTGACTTGCCGTTCCCCTTGCCGATTTCGACATAGGCGGTGCGGAAGCGCCGCTTGCCGCTGTCGCGCCGGCGCCAGCCCATCAGCGACCCGATGATGAAGTCCTGGAAGCCCAGCAGCTGGAAGGGCCGGCCTTCGAACTGGCCGCCGTTCAGCCGGAGGATCGTCGGGAAGAATCCCAGCGCATGGGCCGCCGCGTCGGCGTCGAACACCAGCCCCCTCGACGCTGCTGTGGCGCGGTCCCGGAAGTGACGCTCGCATGCCAGACGAACGAACGGGCCGGCGACGATCCGGCCCGCCAGGACCGCGTCGGCATAGCGGCCGACCGGGTCAGAAGTAACCGCGCCGCGTCGTGCCGTTCGGCGCGGGGTCTTGGCCTTCGGCGGGCGGGGCGGCGCTTCCAATTCCAACATCAATTCGGCTCCGGGCTGATGGCGTCATTCCAAACTCTGCGGCGTAGCGCACGACGTCGGCCTGCGCGCACCGGATCGTCCCGACCAGCGGGTTCTGGATGACGTTGCCGTTGGTCGTTCGGATCATCAGCCCGCGGCCCTGCGGATCGCGCTGCGCCATGTCGCGCAGGGTCCGAACGGCGGACAGCCACGTGGCGTAGGCGTTGCAGTAGGCGGCCAGGGCGGCCCGGTCGATGTCGGTCATAAGGCCGCACTCGTACAGCCGCTCGATGACGCGGCCCCACTCGACCTTCGCGTCGTCCGGTAGGTCCTCGGGCGGCGACGGCCTGCTGGCCGGGACGGACGCCTCGTTCGGGACCAGCGGCGGGCGCTTTCCAGGGTTGCCGGTGACCAGCTTGAGCGCCGTCGGGGTTGGTTTCGGACCGCGTTGCATAAAGAATTCGCTTGAGCTTTTGTAGCGGACCGCTACTATTCAGGTTCGCACCAACGTAGCAGCAAAGGAACCGAATCATGTCACATGCCCCGATGAGAGTCGAAGTTGACCGCTGGCGCGCCAGCCATGTCGGCAGCAGCCAGCCCCAGCGCAACGGCAGCCCGCGCGGTTTCGGCAACTGGATGTTCGAGAACCAGGACCGCAGCGCGCAGTTTTCCTTCAACGGCGCCTTCGCCCAGGCGTGCCGCGCCGCGGTCAGCTGGGCGCGCGCGAACGGTCACAGCCGCGTCCATGTCTGCCCCTGATCCAGCCCGCAACCGCCCAGGAGAAACGACCATGTCCACCAAGACCCGCCAGACCAACAGCGACTTCCTGATCGACCTGCGCGCCGCCGAGAAGGAGGCGCGCGCCGCCGGCGACTGGGACCGCGTCGACCGCATCTGCCTGTCGATCGACGCGGTGCGCCAGGACATGCACGACCGCGGCCGGTGGCTGCCCGGCTTCGACCGCCAGGGCCGTCCCTGCCGGATGTTCGTCCCCGCCCAGTAACCCGACCACCACCAGGAGCAACGACCATGCAGACCACCACCGCCAAGATCATCGCCGCCAGCGTCAACACGACATGGTGCGGCCATAGCTGGGCCGTCGACGCCTCGGAACTGGGCATGCCGCCCGGCCAGTGGCCCGATGCGGTCCTGACGACGCTCGGCAACGAGCGCCCCTTCCAGCGCAGTCACGAAATGCGCGCCCGCGAAGGCGACTTCATGGGATGGCGCTACGTCCAGCCCGGCAGCAACCTGCAGCTGGCCGTCTTCAACGACTGATCGGGGCGGCCATGCAGACCAAGCTGTCCCAGGTCCAGGCCGCGCTCGCGCGCGATGACGTCGTCGGCGCGCTGCGGATCGCGGCGCGCTTCCCCGACCTGGGGACCGAGCGCGCGGCGATCCTGGACGCCTGGACCGCCGTGCAGTCCCCGCGCTTCCTGCAGCAGCTGGGCAAGGACCCGGCAGCGGTCATCGCAGCAGGACAGGCGGCGCTTGTGCGGCGCTACCCGCTACGATAGACTCGCGTCGCTGCTCATACCAGCGTCTCCCCGCGCCGGGTCTTCCAAGACCCCTTCGTTGGGCCCCGAAAGGGGCCCTTCGTCGTTCTGGCCCAGGTCTACGCCTTCCTCGGGCGGCAGGTCCAGCAGCGACGGATCGACCTCGACCGGACCGCATGCAGCGACCGCGCGCTTGGCGTCGCCCTTCACGAAGACCAGGATGTTCTGGTGCGTCTTGCCCAGCTTGCGGCTGGTGGTGAACTGCTTGCCGGCCCGGATCGGCAGGCTGCCCGCGGCGGTGATGAGGATCGCCTCGTTGTAGAAGCCCAGGCCGGCGTCGCGGAACGCCTGGACCGTGTCGCCGACGAAGTCCCGATAGTGCCCCGTCGTCTTGTCCCGGACCTCGCCGACGACCACGCAGGCGAACCGGTCCGGCTTGAGCAGGAAGCAGCTGGCGCGGATCGCCTCCCGGTAGCCCTCCAGGAAGGCGCTGTAGTGCATGTTCGACAGGTCGCGCGGATCGTCGCTGTAGACCTCCAGGTCCGCATAGGGCGGGCATGTGAAGACCATGTCGACGCCCATCGACAGGACCGACGTCCCCTCCAGCAGCTGGACCGCGTTCCGGCTGTCGCCGACGATCCAGGCCGGCCGCGTGACGGCGTGCAGGATCGCCTCGGCCTGCGCCCGATTGGCGTCGATCTGCCGCGCTGACAGGTCGATGCCGACGTACCCCCGGTCCAGGACCGCGGCGACGATGCCGCGGACGCTGCCGCCGGCGAAAGGATCCAGGACGACGCCGCCGGGCGGCGAGAACCAGCGATAGGCAATCTCGCAGACGACCGGATCGAAGATCGACGTCCCTGATCCCTCGGCCGTCAGCGGCTGGCCGTCGCCCGCCCCGCGCTCGCGGTCCGCGTAGTTCATCGCCGGCCTGGGACTGCCGCCCGGCGACAGTCGGCCCTCGCCCTTCATCAGGTCCTGACGGAAGGACCGCGCGTCCGGCTGGCGGTTGTTCCACGTGGAACGCGTCGCGCCGCGGTACTGCAGCTTGCCGTCCGGGCCCTGCGTGACCGTCGGGCCATGCGGCGGCGTGCTGTGGCTCTCGCCGCCCCGCCCCAGTTCCGACTTGATGCCCAGCGCCAGCCAGCCGCGCTTCCGCGCCTGCCACCAGCCCTCGCGCGCATTCAGGATCGAGAAGGGCGGGACCATGAATGCCGCCGACAGGCTGCCGACCTCGCGCGGCGCCGGCCCCGTCTTGTCCGTCCCGATCAGGTCCGCGATCGTCGCGGCTGGGAAGCCGATCGCGTCCAGGTCGACGCCCAGGTCGCGCATTTCGTCCAGTTCCAGCGCCAGGACCTCCAGGTTCCAGCCGGCATTGAGCGCCGACTGGTTGTCCGCCAGGATGTACGCGCGGCGCTGCTGCTCGGTCCAGCCCTTGGTGCTGATCGTCGGGACATGCCCGGCCGGGATCGGCGTCCCGTCGACGAAGCGGAGCTCGACGCCGGCGTCGTTCAGCTGCTGGGCGGCCAGTAGCCGGCCATGCCCGGCGACCAGCCCGTCGCCGTCGACCAGGATCGCGTTGGTCCAGCCATAGTCTCGGATCAGCCCTGCGATCTGCTTGACCTGCTCCGGCCCATGGGTCCGCGCGTTGCGGGCGTACGGGACCAGTTCGGCGATCGGGCGGAAGGTGATGTGCGGCCGGGTCATCGGTCGCTGTCCGTCTCGGCATCGCGCAGGATCATCCCGCAGTCGCGCAGCGTCGACAGCTGGCCCGGCGCGGACGCCAGGACGTCGAACGCCTTGGTCAGCAGGGGGGCGACGCTGCGGAGGGTCACGACGCCGCGGTCGTCGCGGCCCTGGACCTGGAACCAGCCGCCGGTCCAGCGGTCGCCCAGCTGGTCGAAGATCGCGCCGACGAAGAAGGTCCCGTTGATGCGGACCTCGGCATCGCCGCCGATCTGAATCTCGGCCGGCGACGGGACGCCCAGCCAAAGGCCGCGGGTCGACTTGAACGACACCATGGCCCGCGCCTGCTGCGCCTGTTCCTCGGTGACGACGACGCCGCGCGGGAAGGATGACGCGCCGCGCCTGTCGCTGTTCGCCAGCCGGTCGTTCAGTTCGGCGATCAGTTCAGCGTCCGACGCCTCGGACAAGTAAATGCGATCCATTGTTTTCGACCCCCGGTCCTTAAATGTGCGCGCTCGAAAGCGAAGC